ATACAAGAGTCTATCGATAATTATCAAGAAGGGGCAGAATTTAATGATAGACACCCTGAAGTTATTAGAATCGCTAAAGTTTTAGAAGGGCAAATAAAAAATTATTCTCAACACGCTGCGGCTTTGATTGTTTCTAATGAACCATTAGATCAGAGCGGAAGATGTAATTTGCTTAGGAGAAAAGACGTACTTCTTGTAAATTGGGAAAAGAATAATGCAGAATTTGTTGGCCTTATGAAATTAGATGCTTTGAGATTAAAGCTTCTTTCTATTTTTGGGGAAACATTAAAAAATATCAAAAATAATTCTAATCAAGATATTGACTTTGACAAAATAAATATAGATGATAAGGCTGTTTATCAAGAAATTGATAATGGAAATACTGTTGGGCTGTTTCAGTTAAATACAAGGGCAACAACAAGTTTGATTGGTGAAGTTGGGGTTAAGAAATTTAATGATTTAAGAGATATTGTCGCTCTTGTTCGACCAGGAATTATGCAATCGGGAATGACTGCCGAATACATAAGAAGAAAACGAGGTGGTTCTTGGGAAACGAAACATAAAATATATGAATCTATTACTGCTGATACTCATGGGGTAGTTGTATTCCAAGAACAGGTGATGAAAGTTATTAGTGAAGTTGCTGGTTTGTCTTATTCTACTGCTGATAAAATTAGAAAGATAATTGGCAAGAAGAGAAGTAAAAAAGAATTCATGCCATATAAGAAAAAATTTATTCGTGGATGTTTAAAACAAAAAACCCTTTCGAGAAAAGAAGCAGAAGAATTTTGGACTGGATTAGAAGAGCATTGTAGATATAGTTTTAATGCCAGCCATTCTGTTGCTTATGCTTTATTAGGATACCAGTCAGCGTGGTTAAAAAAATATTTTCCTACTGAATTTATTTGTGCGGCATTAACTTTTGGTGCAAAGGATAAGAAATCGGTATTAATTGAAGAAGCGTATCGTTTAGGACTGACTGCTGTATTACCAAAGGTAGGCATAAGCGAGGCTACAAGGTGGGTCGCAAAAGAAGGTAAGTTATATATACCCTTCGTAGAAGTACGGGGTATAGGGGCTGTCAAGGCTGTTGAAATAGCTAATGCGGGAATAACTACTAATGATATTAAGAAGTTTTTTACCAAGAAGAAATCAAATGTAGTTGTAAAGCAAAAAGGAGTGTTAGGAAAAATCCTTAATAAGATTGGTTCTTATAATCAATATGATAGTGTTCAGGTAGATGAAGAAGTAGAATCGTTTTTTGATTTTCGTATTGTTGTAAATTCTCAAGCCAGTTACAAAAAACTCTTTACTCTTTTTAATGGTAAGATTCGACTTGATGTAATTGATAAATTGTTAGCGGGTGACATAAAAGAAGTTAGAAAAGCACCGAAGTCGGCTTTAAGAGAAGTAGAGTTTTCGGGGCATGATAAGCTTATGGCCTGTTCTCGTTGTGATCTTAGGAAGGAGTGTAAAAGCCCAGTTACTCCAACCCCAGGAAAGTATAATATTGTGATTATTGGTGAAGCTCCTGGAAAAGAAGAGGATAAACAAGGAATTGGTTTTGTTGGGCAGACAGGAAAATTATTATGGAAGAGTATAAATAGAAGAGGATATGATAAAAGCTTATTTCATATTACAAATATTTGTAAGTGTTTTCCTTCTAAAACCAGAAAACCAATTACTTCACAAATAAAAAAATGCAGTACTTTTTTAAAACGAGAGCTTGTAGAAGTACGGCCAGTGGTTATCTTAGCGTTTGGTAATACTTCTCTACAATTTTTTACTCAACAGAAAACAGGAATTATGAATTTAAGTGGAAAAGTTATATGGAACGAGGAGTATGGTGCGTGGGTCGTTTGGTGTTTACACCCGTCGGCAGTTCTTTACAATTCAGAGAATAAAAAGTACTTCAAAAAAGGACTAAATTCTTTTTTCAGATTGTTGAAGATTTTTGTACCAAGGAAAAGCTAAAGCGTGATATAATATAAATATACGGGCTTATTTGAAGTTAACTCTACAAGGAGTAGAACAGGAGTAGAACAATGGGAAAATACAGTAAATACAGGAATGAATTGTTTATTGATAAATATAATCTTGATGAAGAGCTTGTTAAGCAACCACAGAGGTATTTCGATTGGGCTTTGAAGGCTGTTCAGGCCGCAGGGGATAAAGATGCCGCCAAAAAAGATTTAGATATTGTTAGAGCAGAAGCAGAAGATGAAATTCGTAAAGACCCGAAGAAGCACGGGATTAACGAAAAAGGAAAGATTACCGAGGCTATGATAAGGAATGCAGTAATGCTTCATGAAAGAGTAAAGGAATATAATGCTAATTATTTAGAGGCTGTAATGGAGGAAAGGGTTCTTGAGAAAATGGAGAAGTCTTTTAGTAGTAGAAAGAAATCGCTTGAAGGATTGGTTCAGTTAGATTTACGTTTACATTTTTCAGAACCAAAAACCTCGAAAGGGTATAAAGAAAATAAAGAATCGGAAAGAGGAGATACGAAACGGACTATTTGTAGGAATCTTAAAAGGAGAAAGTAATGGCAGAGGTATTTAGAAATGTATTGATAGTTGTGATTGCTTTCTTATTCTGCTATATTTTTTTCCGATTAGCGGGATTGGCAGTTGCCAAAAGTTTTATGCAGGTCTTTAGTAAAAACATAAAAAACACAAAAAAGGAGGAGGGTACTAATGAGCAGAGACAGAAAGGGCAAGAATGGCAAGAAAAATTCAAGAACAAAAAGCAGAGAGAAAAGAAGAATACAAAGTGAAAGATTACAGGCAAGAGTTCAGGCAGGGCAAGAGAGAAGCCAGGGAAAATCAAAAAATATTTTAAAAGAAAATCCTGATGTATCTATGTGGCGTCCAAAAGATGGTTCCCATATTGTTGATGTTGTCCCGTATTTGGCAGGAAAGAGCGATCCGTTTGTTAAAAAAGGAGATCCGACTTATACCTTTGAATACTGGGCGCATACAAGAGTTGGTCCAAATGAAGGAATGTATTTGTGTCCTGCAGAAATGTATAATAAACCTTGCCCAATTTGTGAGGAAAGGCAGAGGCTGAGGGAGAAGGGAGTTAGTGACGATATTTGGAAAAAGTTATTCCCAAAAAGAAGAAACCTTTACAATGTAATTTGTTATGATAAAGGGGAAGAGAAAAAAGGAGTACAGATTTGGGACGTATCTTATCATTACTTTGAAAAGCTTGTTCTTGCTATCAGCAAGAAACCTTCAAGGCGTGGAGGAAAAGAGAAATTAATTAATTTTGCCGATCCTGTTGATGGAAGGTCTATTTCCTTTAGTGTTGAACCAGCGAAAAGTAAAAACGATTATCCAAAATATGTTGGGCATAGTTTTGATGAAAGAGATTATGAAGTAGATGACGAAATCCTTGATGCTGCCTTTACTTTAGATGATGAAGTTATCAAGGCAGATTATGATGAAATCTCCGAGGCGTACTGGGGCGGTAAGGATAAAGAAGAAGAAGGAAAAAAGAGAAGTCACAAAGACGATAAAGATGATGATGAGAAGGAAGAAGTTTCAGGAAATGAAAATGAAGATGAATTGGAAGATTTATTAGACGAGGTAGAAGACCTTGAAGATATGGATGAATTAAAAGAGTTTATCGAAGAAAATGATTTGGATGTAAAGGTTAAAAGAAAAGATGAAGAAGAAGAGGTGAAAGAAAAAATTGTCGAAGCTCTTGAAGATAAGTTTGAAAAGGAAAGCGACATCCCATTTTAATAACTTTTAACAAGGTGAAGCTGTGAAAAAAAGAAGTCTTAAACGTAGAGGCGGAACGGTATCAGAATGTGTTGCTGATGCTAAGAGGTCTGTGGGAAAAAGAAATGAAATTCCCACAGTAGAGTTCTTGGGAAGTGGAAGTACTACATTGAATCTCGCCTTGAGCGGGGAGGGTAAAGATGGCGGTTGGGCAAGAGCAAGAGTTTTAAACCTTGTTGGTGATGGGAGTAGTGGTAAAACATTGCTCGCATTGGAACTTGCCTTTTGGTGTTATAAAAACATCAAAAAAGTAAAGTCAAAAATCTTTCCAAAAGTTAAAGAGGTAAAGATAGTTTATTGTAATGCAGAAGGGGTCATGGATTTCCCAATTAAGAAAATGTATGGAAAAGATTTTGTCAATTCTGTTGAATGGGTTACTCCTAAAAATATAGAATCTATGGGAAGGGATTATATATCGAGGATGAATGAATTAAAGAAAGGTTATTTTTTACTTTTCATTATTGATTCTTGGGATGCTTTACGTTCTTATGCTGATACTGAAAGATTTAAAAAGAGTGTTGATACGGGGGGAGAAATAGAGGGGAGTTATAATCTCGAGAAGCAAAAGTACGGCTCTGCTTTTTTTGCGTATGTTTGCAGTTTGGCAGAAACAAATAAAAAAGATGCGACTCTTATGATCTTGTCTCAGATTAGAACAAAGATTGGCGTTACTTTTGGAAAGAAGACTTACAGGGCAGGGGGGAAAAGTTTAGATTTTTATACGCATCAAGTTGCGTGGATTAGGGAAATACAGAAGCTTGCAAAAACAAGACAGGGGGAGAAAAAAGTTTATGGCATTCAGAGTCATATTAAAGTAGAAAGAAGTAAGGTAGCAAAGCCATTTAGAGAAAGTAATTTTAATATTCTTTATGATTATGGTCTTGATGATTTACAGTCCATGATAGATTACTTATGGGGAAAGAAAAAAATTAAGTTTAATGGAGAGAAGTTTAAGACGAGAGAATCTTTTGTAAAATATATAGAAGGAAATAATTTAGAAGATGAGCTTATTAAAAAAGCAAGCAAGAAATGG